AGCCGGTGCTGTTCCTGGTCGCAAAGATGGCGGCAAGGCTGATGCTTCTCAAGACAAGAAGTTGATCAAGAAAGCTTTCCGTCAGCATGAAACCGCTGAACACGGCGGGAAACATATGCCGCTGAAGCTGCTTAAGGGTGGCAAAGTTCGTAAAAATATGGGCGGAGATTTACAAATTGATCCCCGCGACATTATCAAGACGAAACCTAAAGACGCCCCGTTGCCGACGCAGGAAGAGATTGATCGTGATAACGCTTTGATGAGGGCTAAAGCTGAAGCCGAAGCTGCTCGTGAAGCAGCCCGCAAAGCTCGTGAAGGCAAGAAACACGGTGGAAGCGCCAATCATAAAGCTAACGGCGGAGATGTTAGCGGCATTATGAAACGTCTTCAAATTCTTGAAGATGCGCGCCGTGGCGTTGATATGGACCCTACCACCGAAAAGGGCGAAATGCTATTTGGTGGCGCCAAAGAAGCCGCTTTGCGGAACAAGCGCAAAGCCGCTGCTATGAAAGTAGCGGAAATGATGAGTGCTTCTAGTCGTGGGCCTTCTGGCGATGAACTTAAAGAGACTGCGCCGGAACGCTACAGAGAGTTCCGCAGCAGAAATCCGATTGAACCCAAAGAACTGTCGTTACGCGACAAAATGGCGAACAAACTCCAAGGTGTGGACGACGACAGTTACACCAAAGGCGGAAAAGTAAAACCAAACTACACTGGCGGCACTCGCCCGACCGGCGGGCGTTTGGCTAAAGCGTACGGCGGTGGCCTTATGGGAGAACTTGCTGGCTCTAAGAGCAAAGGCAAAGGAAAGAAAGGCAAGGGCAAGACCGATATCACGATCAACATCAACACATCGCCGAAGCCCGATGCAATGATGCCGCCCAAGCCTCCGATGATGCCGCCTCCGGGTCCGCCCATGATGCCTCCTGGGCCTCCTCCGGGCGCGCCTCCGGGCATGATGCCTCCTCCGGGTGGTCCAATGGGTATGCCTCCTGGTATGCCTCCTGGTGGCCCTCCGATGCCTCCTCCCGGCATGATGGGCCGTAAGGCTGGTGGTCGCGTTGGTCACCGCACCTATCGTTCGTATAAAGATATGGATGCTGGGTCTGGTGGTGGTCTTGGCCGTTTGGAAAAGACTGAGATTCAAGAGCATAAAGCTGGCCGCAAAGAAGGCGGTCGCGTTGGTCACCGTAAATATCGTTCATACAAGGACATGGATGCGGGATCAGGCGGTGGTCTTGGTCGCTTAGAGAAGACTGAGATTCAGGAGCACAAGCGCAAGTAAGCTACTGATACGGGGGCCGCTTAATTGCGGCCCCCACTAGTATTGAATTGAACTAAATTGGAATTATATTATGCAGACGCAACAATCGCTTTTTGAAAGCGAGCTTAAAAAGATTATTAACGCTGAAATTGAACGGCTTAAGGACGCCTTAGCTTTCAATAACTTTACTGATATGAGTCAATTCAAGTTTGTTATGGGGAGTATTGCTGGATTGAGAGCTATTGAAGAATTTGCAAAAGAAGCTCGTGATAAGAGTGATCAAAGAAGTCGTTAATATTGAAAGGACAATGAAATGAATAAGACGATTGTAAAGTACGACACCAAAAATGCCCGTAGCGAATTGCTGTCTATGCTCGGCAACATTGACGGCATTGAGGTATTCAATAACCAAGTTCTTGTTGTGACGTACATACGCCCTGAGAAGACCAAGGGCGGTATCTTCTTGACAGAAAAAGCTAAAGACGAAGACAAATATCAATCAAAAGTTGGTCTTATTGTAAAAATGGGTCCATCCGCTTTTGTTGATGAACAGCAAAACTGGTTCAAGGACGTTAACATTAAGGACGGCGACTGGATTATCTTTCGTCCATCCGATGGTTGGCAAATGTTGGTTAATGGCGTCGCCTGTCGATTGCTTGACGACACCGTTGTTCGCGGTCGCATCCCTGATCCTGATATGATTTGGTAAGGAAAACACACCATGGCTGACGAAAAGAAAGTTGTTGAAGATGAAGTACATTCAAAAATTGAAAAAACGGACGATGAAGAGGTAAATCAACCCTCTAATGAAGAAGTTTTAGCTGATCTTCGTAACAAGCTTGATGCAGAGCGATCGGCGCGTGTTAACGCTGAAAATGCGGCCATCCAGAACGCTCGTTTAGCGCAAAGGTCCGCTACAGAGGTTGATAATACAAACCTTCAGCTTGTGAGTAACGCCATTGATACGGTGCGTCGTGAGAACGAGATACTTAAAGCCAACTATCGTTCAGCGTTGTCTGAAAATAACTACGATGTGGCTGCGGAAGCTCAAGAACACATGTCTACCAATGCCGCCAAGCTTCTACAGCTTGAAAACGGCAAGGCGGCAATGGAAGCGGAGCCTCGGCAACGTCAACCCGTGCATGAAATTCAACGCACGATTGATCCTGTTGAGGCTTTTGCATCACAATTGACCCCTCGGTCGGCTACTTGGGTGCGTAGGAACCCGCAATTCGTCACCGATCCGCGTCTTAATCAGAAAATGATCGCAGCCCACAACTTGGCTTTGGCCGATGGGCACGAAGCTGACTCGGACAGCTACTTTTCGTCAGTTGAGGACATTCTTAAGGTTAATCGCCGTAATGAAGCTTCTCAAAATGAGGAGTCCGCGCTTTCTTCTGCCTCATCTCCGGCTCAAAGGCGCGCTTCTCCGCCTGCTGCACCGGTCAGCCGTAGCGGAACGGCCAATGGCACTCGCTCAAATCAGCATACATTGAGCGCCGCAGAGCGTGAAATGGCTGAAATGATGCAAATGTCAGAAGAGGAATACGCCAAACATAGAAATGAGCTTCGCAAATCTGGAAGGATGAATTGAAATGGAAAATGAAGCAGTTGTTGCGGTTGTGGCCGAACCTAAAAAGCGCGGTCGGCCTAAGAAAACCGCCGAAAGCGCGACTTCCGTCGCTGATCGGCCTGTTATGAGGACTGAAATGAGGGAACGTGACCCCAGGGCAGAGGCTGAACGCCGTGCTGCCGAGATTATGGGCCATATCGGCAATTTGGATGAGGGTACAGACGATTTTTACGTTGATAAGACCAAAATCCCAGATGGTTGGACTTACGAGTGGAAGCGCAAAACGGTTTACGGCCAAGAAGACCCGGCTTACATGGTTCAATTGGGCCGCACAGGTTGGACGCCTGTACCGGCGGCTCGTCACCCCGAAATGATGCCCGCTGCTGGCGGCTATCAAAACATTGAGCGCAAGGGTCAGCTTTTAATGGAGCGTCCTAAGATAATTACAGATCAAGTTACGGAGATAAATAACAACCGCGCTCGCAATCAAGTGCGCGTTAAGGAGGCGCAGCTTAATTCCGCACCTGATGGTCAATTCGGTCGTGACCATGCTCAGGCTAAAGCTAAAATTAATAAAAGCTACGAGTCGGTGCCAATTCCCGGTGATAAATAAACAATTTAAGGGGCCGCAGAAATGCGGCCCTTTACTTATGTGAATAAAAGTAGTCTATTATCAAAGCCTCCCTCGGTGTGGAGGTTCAAATAATATCCCCGGCTCCTAATCGCCCCGGTGCGCGATGATGAAGCCTCCCACTTTGTAGGGAGACCGTCATGGCGAATACAAATACGCCTTTCGGCTTTGCTGAATACTACGGTGGTGCTGGTGGCGCTCCGACGTTTGCTCAAGTTGAGCTTCGGGTCGCTTATGACAATAGCACCGAAATTTATACCGGCGATCCGGTAATGCCTGTTATTGGCGCGTCAACTGGGTACATCACCCAGGCCTCTCCTGGCACGACGACCTTGGCTGGCATTTTTGTTGGCTGTAAGTATCTGTCCACCTCACAGAAGCGCACCGTTTGGTCGCGTTACTGGCCGGGTGCTGATGCGACCGGCGACGTTCTTGCTTATGTCATCAATGACCCGAACGCTCGTTTTCAGGTTATGGGCAACAGCACGACGTTTAACATTGCTGGCACATTGACTCAGTGGGGCCAAAATCCCGTTGGTCAGTATGCTCAGTTTGCAATTGGTTCCGGCAACACTAGCTCTGGAACTTCCGGTGCATATTTGAACGCCTTGGGTACGACTATTACCTATCCGTTCATTGTTACCGATCTCATCACCAGCCCTCCGGGCGCTCCAGGTGCTGATCCTACAACGGCCTACAATCGGGTCATTGTTGGGTTCAACAACCAAATGCAGCGTTCAAACGGCGCTGGTCCCGTTGGCATTTCGTAAGGAGTAAATTAACATGGCCGTTAATCTTAGTCAGATTAAGGACCTTTTACTCCCCGGACTCCGTGGGGTAGAAGGCAAGTACGAGATGATTCCGTCTCAGTACGATAAAATCTTCACCAAGCATGACTCAAAGATGGCTTTGGAACGCACCGCTGAAATGCGTTACCTCGGTCTCGCCCAACTGAAAACCGAAGGCGGTCAGACCGCTTTTGATAACGGCGCTGGCGAACGCTTCATCTACAACCAGGAACATACGGAAATTGCTCTAGGGTACGCTATTACTCGTAAAGCAATTGACGATAACTTGTACAAGACACAGTTCCATCCGTCGAACCTCGGCCTGATTGAAAGCTTTCAACAGACCAAGGAAATCTACGGTGCGAACGTGCTTAATACGGCGACGACGTACAATTCTTCTATCGGTGGCGACGGCGTGGCGCTCTGCGCTGACGACCATCCCATTGATGGCGGAACTGTCTCGAACATCCCCAGCACTCCGGTTGACTTGAACGAGTCTACCCTCTTGAACGCCATGATCTCGGTTCGTACGAACTTCAAAGATCAAGCGGGCCTGAAGGTATTCGCTCGTGCTCGTAAACTGATTGTTGCCCCGCAGAATGAACCGGTTGCAATCCGCTTGATTAAAACGGAACTGCGTCCGGGTAGTGCGGACAACGATGTGAACGCCATCCTTTCGACAGCGGGCGGCTTGCCTGAGTCGTACATGGTCAACGATTTCTTGACCTCACCGTACGCTTGGTTCCTGCTGACGAACATCGATGGCTTGTCGTACATGAACCGCGTCAAGTTTGAGACCGACATGCAAGTAGATTTTGTGACCGATAACCTTTTGGTTAAAGGCTACGAACGCTACAGCTTCGGTTATTACAACTGGCGCTCCATTTTCGGCTCGTTCCCCTCGTCGTAATCGGAAAGGCCCGCCTTCACTGGCGGGCCAATCCTATTGATCATTGGAGATCAAAATGAAGAGTCAATCGCGTATGAAAAGGGCTTCCGGCGGCAGCACAGAAACTGGTGACCGTGAGTTCGAGCAAGACGTAAAAAAGAAAAACATGCGTTACACTTACCAAAGTAACGTGAACGATGAAGCTGAAGAGCGTAAAAGCGGCGGTCGTGCGAAAAAGCACGTTGGCAAAATGCACGGCGATAGCGCCAAGCACAATGCCGGTCGTAAAGCGCGCAAGAGTGGCGGTCGTACGGGTTCTAACATGAACCCTCTGTCGTCGGCTCATGCGGGCATTTCGCCCAAAGGCCACAAAGTAGAGAAAATGTCTTAACTAAATTATCCCTCCACTGGGAAACCGGTGGGGGGGTTATCCGGGATATCCCGGTGCATCTGACAGTCCCGGCTGACGACATGCAGACAGATGTGCCTAACTCGCATGTGAGGATATTATAATGGGTACTACTACTTTTTCTGGCCCAGTCGTTTC